TCTCAAGCAGCTTATAATTACTTCCAACAAGGAGGTACTTCTTTGTTAGTAACAAGAGTAACAAGCGGTTCTTATACAGCAGCAAATGCTTCCGTACCTAACTTTATTGGTACATCCGCTTCCGCCTCTATCTCATCTTCTTTTACAGCCGATGGATCAGCTTTATATGTAATAGCTGGTAATTCTGGTACCTTTATAGCTACTTCAAGTATTGAGTTAATTCAAGCCGGAACCAATGGATCTGGTTATTACTATTTCCCAACAGGATCTACAGCATCTGCTGGCTTAACTAATTTTACATCAGCACTTAATAAATATTCAGGTAGCTTTGGTGTAGTTGCTACTGCTATTAATGCTACTGCCTCAATCGTAACAATTGTTCCAGGTACATACGGAAACGCTTATAAAACTATAAGCGGTCCAATTACTCAGTCTTTTGCAAGCGGTCTTGATGCTACCTATGCTTTTGAAATCGAAACATTATCAGTAGGTGATGTAATGAATAACAATCAAGGATCAGCAAAAGGCCAAACCGTAAACGGTATATTACCTTCAGGATCTTCTTCTAACGTTAGATGGCAAATTACACAAGTAGATAGCGGTTCTGGATACTTTACTTTACTTGTAAGACAAGGTAACGACTATACTCAAGGTCAAACAGTATTAGAAACCTGGACTAACTTATCTTTAGATCCAAATCAAAATAATTATATTGCATATGTGATTGGTGATCAATCTCAAACTGTAAAGTATGATGAAAGCGGTCAAGCTTACTTCCAAAGTACAGGTAGCTACCCTAATTTATCTAACTACATTAGAATTGCTAACGTATTTACACCAACACCAAATTACTTAAATCCACAAGGTAGACCTTATTCTCAATATACAGCTTCTTTACCATTAAACGGAAGTGGTTCTTATAATGGTTCATTTGCTAATGCAACAGGTGCTTTATACGGTTGCTTTACTGGAGCAAATTATGCCCCATTAAATTTATTCGAGCAAATTCCAACAATACCTTCTGTAATAATGACTCCTACTACAAATATTCAAGGTGTATTTGCTAGTGATTATGATACTGCTATTAATTTATTAGCTAATACAGATGCATATGTTTATAATTCAATTTATGCACCTGGTATTTCTAATCAAAACGCATCTAGCCAAGTTAGTGCTTTATTATCAACAGTACAAAATCGCGGTGATGCTATTGCAGTAGTAGATTTAGTTGGATACAATCAAACTATCGCTACAGTAAGTCAAGCAGCTCAATCTTACGATAATTCATATGGAGCTACTTATTACCCATGGGTACAAGTAAGATCTACCGAGACTGGTAGATTACATTTCGTACCTGCTTCAACTGTAATTCCAGGGGTATATGAATATAATGATAAAGTATCTGCTGAATGGTTTGCACCTGCAGGTCTTAACAGAGGAGGTTTACCAACAGTAATCCAACCTGAAATAAGATTAACAGTTAATCAAAGAAATACTTTATACGGTTCTAAAGTTAACCCAATTGCAGTATTCCCAGGTCAAGGTACAGTAGTATATGGTCAGAAGACATTACAAGCTAGAGCTTCTTCTTTAGATAGAGTAAATGTTAGAAGATTATTAATTGCATTAAAAGGATACATTGGTCAGATTGCACAAACATTAGTATTCGAACAAAATACTGCTGTAACTAGAAACAAATTTATATCTCAAGTTAATCCTTACTTGGATTACGTACAACAAAGACAAGGTTTGTATGCATTCAGAGTGGTAATGGACGAGACAAATAATACACCAGATGTTGTGGATAGAAACTTACTTGTAGGTGCTATTTACTTACAACCAACTAGAACAGCTGAATTTATCCAATTAGACTTCAACATCTTACCAACTGGAGTAACATTCGGTTAATAGAAAATAAAAAAAACAACTCGATGAAAGATAGTACAAAAGTTAGATTACATTTATCTAAGCAATTGTTTGAATCTCTAACAAGAGAGATTATCAAGGAAGCAAAAGCAAATGATGGATACACTGTAGCTGTTAAGCAACCTAAAACACCTAAACAATCTAAGTCTCAAGCTACTTCTCCTGAAGTTCAAAAGACTGATAAAGAAGCAATGATGGGTGAGATGGAAATGAACGTAGCAGAAAAGAAGCAAAAAGTAGATGAGTTTACTAATACAATGACTGCTGATTCAGGTGCAATCACTGCTATCGCTACTTTACTAGGTATTGGTGTTCCTTTAGCAACAGCACTCGTTAGAGACTTAATGAGAGCTAAAACTCCTGAAGAAAAGAAGAAAGTGATTCAAAAAGAGTTACCGGGTGAGAAAGGAGATAAATTGAATGAATTCATCGGTACAGAAACTGCTGATTCAGGTACAATTGCATTTATTGGTACTTTACTAGGTATTGGTGTTCCTTTAGCTACAGCACTTGTTAAGGATTTAATGAGAGCTAAGACTCCTGAAGAAAAGAAGAAAGTAATTCAAAAAGATTTACCAGGTACAGGCGGTGTTAAACCAGATCAGAGTAAAGATGCTTTAAAAGAATACGAGCAACATTACGAAATGGTAAACGGTCAATGTCGTAGATATAATGACGAAGGTGAGTATGAAGTAGTTTCTTCACACTACTGCCGTTAATAAGTTTTGCATTAATAGATATTTATATTAAACAGAGAATAAAATGCCAGTATTAGATCCAAATGAAATTATGTTTACGGCCTTTGAACCAACCGTTCAGAACCGTTTCATCATGTATATTGACGGTATCCCTTCATTTATGATTAAAAGTGCAACTGCACCTAACATCAACTTGAACGAAGTTAAAATCGACCACATTAACGTTTACCGTAAGATCAAGGGTAAGGCTGAGTGGCAAGATATGACTTTAAATTTATATAATCCAATCTCTCCTTCAGGCCAACAAGCCGTAATGGAATGGATTCGTTTATCACATGAATCAGTAACTGGCCGTGATGGTTACTCTGACTTCTATAAGAAAGACCTTAACCTATCAATCTTAGGTCCAGTAGGCGATGTAGTTTCTGAGTGGATCATTAAAGGTGCATTCATTAAGACATCAAACTTCGGCTCTTACGACTGGTCAAATCAAGATGCAATCACAATCGAGTTAGGTATTGGAATGGATTACTGTATCCTTAACTATTAATCGATTAAGAATATTAAGAAAGCCGCCTTTTTGGCGGTTTTTTTATGTAAAAAGTTAAACTCTATATATTTATAGATATATAACTAAATTAAGATTATGGAACAGACTAAATTTAATCTCCCAACAGAGACTGTCGAGCTACCTTCAAGAGGATTATTATATCCTACAGAAAATCCCCTTTCTTCCGGTACTATCGAAATGAAGTACATGACAGCTAAGGAAGAAGATATTTTATCGAATCAAAACTACATTAAAAGTGGTACAGTATTTGATAAATTATTTCAATCCCTTATTGTATCTAAAATTAACTACGACGACTTAACTGTAGGCGATAAAAATGCTATTTTAATTGCAGCACGTATTTTAGGCTACGGTAAAGATTACGAAGTTAAGTATCCTCATCCAGTAACAGGAGAAGATGAAACAGTAGTTATAGATTTATCTGAACTAAAAAATAAAGAGTTAGATGAAACTTTATATAATAACTCAAACGAGTTTACTTTTACACTACCTAAATCCCAAAATGAAGTAATCTTTAAAGTATTAACTCATAGAGATGAAAAGCAAATTGAAGTTGAGTTAAAAGGACTTAAGAAAGTAAATTTATCTGCAGAAGTTACAACAAGATTAAAGCAATCTATCATTGCTATTAACGGTAATAGAGAAAAGAAAGATATTAGAGAATTTATAGATAATTACTTATTAGCAGCAGATGCTAGAGCTTTGAGAGAGTATATGAGAAAAGTAACTCCAGATTTAGACCTAACCTTTACATTCGTCGGCTCTGACGGCTACACAAAGGAGGGTGTAGATCTTCCGATAGGAGTTTCCTTTTTTTACCCTAACGCCGGAATATAGATCTGGTCTTTTCACTCAGATTCACGAAATAGTCTTTTTCGGAAAAGGAGGTTATGATTGGGATACTGTGTATAATATGCCTATTTGGCTTCGTAAATTTACTTTTAATAATATGAATGAATTTTACGAGAAAGAACAAGCGGAGTATAAGAAAGCAACAAATAAGGGAGAATTAGTAACTGCAAATAGGCCTCTTGCTAAACCAAACGTACCCGATTTATCCAATATAAAACCAACCTATACGAGTAAAGTGTCTAAAAAATAGGCACTTTCTCTATTTATATACATGGAATCATTACGTAAATTTTATATGGCTGATCCTGCTGGAGGAAATGGTAACCCTAAAGATCAAGTAGATGGCCTGAAAGAAACTGTAGCCGATCTTAAAGATGCTTTTATAAGTATTGGACAGATTATTAAGCGTGAGATTACAGGTAATATTAGTGAAGCAGATCAAGCTACCAAACAGTACGGTAAGTCGATTGCTAATAGTCTCGAAGCTACCCTTAAGAGTTTAGGAAAAAATAGCCAAGACGTACTAGATAATATGAAAGGACTTCAAGATGGGTCCTTAAAGCTAACTTCAATACTTAAGCAACAAGATGCACTTGAGAAAAAGCGATTACAAGCTGAACTAGATATTAAAAACGCTTATAAGAACGGCGTCATTTCTTTAACTAGAATGAGAACGCTTAGTGGAGAGTTAGCAGAAAAAACAAAAGAACAGAATGCATTATTAGCGCAGCAAGGATTAGAAGCTGATAGGATTGAAAAGTCAATGGGTAATTTAGGTAAGATTTTTAAGGGACTTACTCAAATACCTATAGTAGGGCAGCTTGTAGATGCAGAAAAAGTAACAAAGAAAATGCAGCAAGCCGCTGCAGACGGTGGTGGAAAGTGGAAAACTTTTGGAGCAGGTATAAAAGCAACGTTCGCATCTATAGGAGAAAGTTTAACTGATCCAGTCACCCTTATAACAGGGCTCTATCAAGGACTTAAAAAAGCTGTTCAATTAGCAACTGAGTTTCAATCTAAGCAATTTGAAACAGCTAAAGACTTAGAAGTTAGTGTACAGAAAGGAAAAGAATTAAGAGAAAATTTTGTAGCTTTAGCAAAAGCTAATTTAAGTCTTGGAGTAACTGCCGATCAATTACAGAAATCCTATGCCGGAGTACAAAACGAGTTAGGAATAATAGTTAAGCAGAGTGATGAATTTAATTTAAGTTCTACCTTAATCGAAAGAAGAACAGGTGCTACTGCAGAGAATATGGCAACCTTACAGTTCGCATCAGGTAAGATGGGTAAATCATTGATGGAAGCCTATCAAACAATTCAAGGATCAGCAAAAGCAGAAGGAGGTAGAGTAAAGCTTGCTATGTCAGAAAAACAGATACTAGAAGGTATTTCGAAAGTATCTGCTACAGTGTACCAAAACTTTAA